TGATCCATATGATTCTAGTTGGAAAGATGAGTTTGATAAAATAATTCAAAATAGAAATGGTACGCTTTATGAAGAAATAATTATTGATATTCTAAAAGTGATTGATAGTTTGATTAAAAAATACTGCAATGATTTGGATTGATGGTGAAAATTTTAATGTAATAAAAAATAAATAAAATTAAAAAACTTATTAAATGAACAATAAAGAATTTGAATCACAATTAAAAGAATTATACAATTTATCTTATTGTAGAATAGTTAATATAGATTATAAGAATTATACATTTAGTGTTAGGTCTAAAAGATTTAACTTTGATGATATTAGTTTTCCTAAACAACTAATAAGAAAAATTAAGTTGGAGGAATTGTTAAATGAAAACTCCTAACTATATCAAAATAATAAAACGTAAACGACAGAAAGAACAAGGATTATATGATGGAAGATATAAAACTAAAGTATTTAAATCTAAAAAAGACTATAATAGAAAAAATAAAGATTGGAAAAATGGCTCAATGGATAATAATTAAGATAAGAGAAGATATGTTTAAAGCTAGTTTATTAGCACCAAATGGACAGACTATTTGTTCTACAGAAATATATTCAAGTGTTAAAGCTTTATTAATTGGATTGGATAGTATAAAGAAATATTCTAATACTAGTGTTAAATCCTTATACTTGGATTAGATTTCAAAAAACCCACCCTTATTCAAAAATGACAAAAAGTTGATTTTTTCATTTAATATATATTATATGTTAAATGAAAGATTTACAATAGCAGAAGAAAAGGAAAGGATAGCTTTCCTTCAAATGAAAAAACAATTAAACTTATTTAAAGATTGTCAGATATGGTTATCTCCTGTTGGAGATGGCTATGTATATGATGGAACAATGATTAAACTAAAAGATGGTTCTAAAGTAAAGTCCTATATAATGGAGTTTAAAGTTAGAAATTTCCACTTAGATATGGAAATAGATGGATTCTTTTTAGAAGTAAAGAAGTTAGATTCTTTAAAGAAGATACAAAAGAAATGGAAGAAAGAATTAGTAGAAGATTATGATATACTTTATTTTAACTTCACTGAACATTATTCTGTTTGTTGGAACCTTTCTAGTTTAGAAAGAGATGGAAAATTAAATAAAGAAAATAGATTAATGAATAAAGCTACAATGAACTCTACTAAAGATAAAATTGATAAAGGTGTTTATTTATTGAAATTAGAAGATGGAAAAAAGATTCCTTTTAAATGGGATGAAATTTATTATAAACAATATATGAGTCCTCCACCAGTTGGATTAACTATCAAAGAGGTGGTTCGTGCAGTCGGAATTCCATTTTAAAAAAATAATATATAAGATATGAATAATAGAAAAATACATTTTATAACAGGTCTTCCGAGAAGTGGGAGCACACTTTTGACCAACATAATCCTACAAAATCCTAAATTTTATAGTTCAACTACCTCATCACTTTTAGAATTACTTATTCAAATCAGAAATAACTGGGATTCTTTTGTTGGTCATAAGTCCAATCCTCAAGGACAAGATAAATGGGTAGTAATGAAATCAATTTTACACACATACCACAATACAGATAGACCAGTTATTTTTGATAAGTCAAGAGGTTGGATGGATAAGATAGAATTTATTGAAAAGTTAAATGGACCTTCTAAATTTATTGTATGTGTTAGAAATATGGAAGATATAGTTAGTTCATTTGAAAAATTATATAGAAAAAATAGAGCTGAATTTGAAATAAATTCAGAATCTAATAATATTAAAATGAAGACTCTAAAATCAAGAATTGAACTTTGGACGGATGATAATGGTGGTGTAATTGGATCACCTTATGTATCTATGATAGATGCTTTCAATAGAGGTTTAGGTGATAGAATGTTAATAGTTCCTTATGAAGGAATTACATATAATCCACAAGCTTGGATGGAAAGAATATATGAATTTATTGGAGAAGAATACTATCAACACGATTTTAATAATATTAAACAAATATATAAAGAGAATGATGAGTTCTTTGGATGGGGTGATGACTTACATACAATTAAAGAAGGACCAGTTCAATTTAGAGAATCTGATGCAATTAATATAATTGGACAAGAATGGGTAGAAAAATTAAAAAAATCAAATATATGGAAGAGTTAAAAATTTTAGTAGATGAATACTTTATGGATGAATTTGTTGGTGAGAAACTAGTAGATTATAAAATGTTAAGAAGGTTATTATTAGAAAAGTCTTATAAAGAAGATGGTGATTATTATATTTTCTTAGAAGAAGGATTTACAGATTATGAAGTCCTTAAAAAAGATTTTGATTTATATTTTAAAAATAAACAAAATAAATAATGAATAAATTTGTAGTAGAAAGAGTTGATATTTATGAGATAAAAGAAAGTATTAAACTTAGCTTTGATTATATTGGATTAAAAATTTTTATAAAAGATAAATTAGATTCTAATTTTGTATTCAAAGATGAATGCCTTGTAAATTTTTCTGGTAAATATTTCTATTCTATGAAAGGATATAAAGAATTTATACAAAAGGAAATTAGAAATAATCGTTTAGATGATATTTTAAATGATGAATAATAAAAGTGATACTTGGATATGGAAAATATCTAAAAGTGTCTTAAATCAAAGATATGAAAGAAATGGATAGTAAAATACACCTTAAATTAATAGTAGATAATTATATACGAGTTTGTTATATAATTCCTGACTATGTAGATATGAGAAAAACTAAAGATAAAAATGCTTATACAAATTATTTTAATTCTTTAATATGTTTGTCTGAATTAATGACTGATTATTATTTAGATGATTTCTTTATCCACGATATAAGAAACGAGTTCTATACTCACCAAATTAAAGTTTCTAATAATTCAGAAATAGGACATTTTTTATTAACTGACCTTTATGATATAATAGATAAGTTAATTCAAAAGTTATTAGAGAATGAATATTATGAAGCTGTTGTAAATATGAATAAAGTTCTTGGAAAATGAATGTAAATGAAGATCACTATAATCACAGATGGATTATATCTTCTAAATTTTTTGAATATAATTTAGATTATAAGAAAGATTTAGAGCACTATAAATCTATTTTAAAGAAGATTGAAAGAAAAATAAAAATAAATAAGATTTTATTTAAACCTCTTATTTAGAAATCTATTAGTGAACCAAAGTCCTATACCAACCATTATACCAAAGAATAGACGTATTGTACCTAATATTAATTCAGCTTTGATTGTATTAGGCTCAAAGCTTAATGTAGGTATAATTGAACTAAAACAATTAAAAATTGTAAAAAACATATAGGTTATAAATCCTACAAAAGGTGATATTACATTGAAATCGTTAGGGTTGTGTTGCATCTTGATCTGTGTATTTTTTTGCTATTCTTTTAATTAAAAGAGGTAAATTTCTTATTGATAAACCAACTATGAAGCCAGCAAATGATATATTCTCTATGTTAAGTATAAACGAACTAAATCTCATAACAGCTATTATAGCCATAGAATATTTGATAAACTCAAATATACTCATCTTTTTAAACAATTTTGTCTTTCTATTATCTGATTTATCATCTACTATTGTAAAGATTAATCCGAAAAGTGCCCAAAAATATCCAAATATTACTAAATTTATATCTGATGTACCTAACAAATTAACTAAAATATCATTCATTATCTCTAATATATTTTATAAAAGAATATATCTTTTTATCTTTATTATAATTCAAATTTTTTTCGTTCTTATAAGCCTCTTTCTCAAATGAAATATTATAATAAGCTTTATTAAAGTCTTTATATTTAATTCCTTTAATAATATATTCTAATACATATATAATATAAAATAAAATAATTAATAATTCAAGTTGTTGTCTTATATGTATTCTTTCGTGATTTAAATCTATATTTGTAAACGAACCATTTCCTCTCCAAAATATTATGAAAGGAAATATAGTTGTTCCAATAAGTTTTTTTCTTTTAAAGAAGTCTAAAAAGAATTTATTAATTATTAACACTTTGTTTAACTTTAATTATTTTTTTAATATCACCATTTAAGAGTTTATATAGTTTTAAAAACTCTTCTAATTTCTCTATTGTCTTTTTATCATCTCCTTTCATATTCTATTAAGCTCTAAAATTTATACAATATACAGAGCCATAAGCCCTTCTATCTTTATAAACTATTCCAGAAGTATATACATTTGTTTTTGGAGTTGTTCTATTAACACCATTAACTGTAAAATACTCAGGGAAAGAAGTTGTATTATTTGAAATATATTTAAATATCTCACCAGTTACAAACTCAGCTTCATCTCTAATTGGTTTTAATACTCTTTCCAATTCAGACATTTCAATACTTTCAGAAGTATCTGAAATTTTTTTAACTATTCCTTTATTAGTTGCTCTATATTGTATAGACATATAAGAGTGATATATTGTCCAAAGGGCAACACAAGGTTGTATATAATTTTCAAATAAATAAGTATATAATCCTGTTGGATCTGGAATGCCATTAGTTACCATATCTGTATTATATTTGTTTAATAAGTCATATCCTAATATCTCTACTAAATTTTGTTGTTGAGATTTAATTATAAATTGATCAAATGAATTTGCATCTATATTTTCATCAATATATCCTGGATACCATTTTTTAATGTAGATATCATCTACGAATAAAGCTATTTGTCTTGACATTATACTATTGGATTATTTTTATCTTCTTCTATTACTGGAATAAAACCACTTAATTGTTGACTTTGTTTTTCTTCAAAACCTGAGTGTATTAAAATATAGTATTTTTGATCAGGTGTTAATTTATCATTAGAGCATATAGCTACAGTATTTTCTACACCAGCAGTAATCTTATTAAATTCTATTGAATATTTTTCTATTTTTAATATATCAAATATTCTATTGACCTCTAATATTTTTCTAAATACTTTTTCTATATCTCTTTGTCTTGGAGTAATATAATTTGATTGAAATATAGCCAGTGCTTCCAACATTTCATCTTTATTTCCTAATTGACCTGGTAAAGACTTACCAAAGATTATACCATTTGAAACTCTATGAGCTTGTAAAATACCATCTGTAACTTGTTTATTCAATTCAATAAAATATTTATCAGATCCATTTGATGGAAGTGGTTGAATAAAAGGTGCATTATCCTTACTATCAGCAAAGTTAATTATTATATCTTGACTATTTTCCTCACCTTGGAAATCTTGTTTTAATCTATAAGCTTCTGTAGCCATTTCTTCATCAGAAGGAATACCTCCTAAGAAAGTAACCATAGCTCCTGCTTGAAGCCCATTTGATATACCATTATTATGAAATCTAGATATTTTCCATTCTAATTCAATATTATTCATACCAGCCATATAATCTGGCTCACCATAAAATCTATTCACTCTTGTATTTCCTTTATAATATAAAATACAATTTTCACTTTCTCTATCTTCTAAAGAAAAAGCAGGAACATATAAAGGTTGGTATCTTCTTAAATCACTCCAATCATTTGATAAGTAATATCCTTTAATATCGTTTATAGTACATCCTTGTTTAGGAAAAGCAACTCTTAATGTAGATACATCAATATAATTTACCTCAGCTATAGACGTTCTTGAAATGTCCCAAACTAAATTTAAAGCAAACGAACCAAATAATTCATAATCTGTTGATACTTTAGCTAGAATAGTATCCATATCATCTTCGTTGTAGATATTATCTAAGAAGTCTAAAGTTTTTTTAGATAATTTATCTTTTACAAATCCATTTCCACCAACCATCATAGATTTATCTTTAAATATTCTATTATGTACAGCTGATTTTTTAGATAGTTCTATTAATTTCATAGGAGCTAAATTATCTTCACCCCATTTTACCCATCCTCTTCTATCTATTTCTTCACTAAAAAGTGGTTGTTCGTTTAAATTTGGACCAGCTGGTTTTTTTCTAGCTAGCTTAAACATTTTTGTTAAATTTTTACTCATATTCTTGTTTATTTTTAATATGTTCTATATGTTCTTATTACATCATCATTAGAAGCTGTATATGTTGGTATAGAACTAAAAGTAGCATTATATATTAATATACCATTTTGAATAGCACCAACAGCTGAAGCTGTATTAGTAATATAAGGAGCACTCATTTCATATATAGTATATGTATATTCACCAGGATATATATTTAAAACACCTGCTGTTAATCCACTCATAGTTCCTACTGAAAGAGTAAATGTATTAAAATAGTAAGGTATAGGCGAACTATCATCTTGAGTAAATACTATACTATCAAAAGTTCCTTTTCTTTTTATTTCCCAAGTAAAATATGGATCCACTTGATTACTACACATAGTATATAGTTGTTGGACTACTACTTCGTTTATTCCTGCTTCTAATATAATCATTTATCTAATTTTATATATTTTTTCTTACCTAAATTATTTTCAAATATTTCAGGTAGTTTACTAAACCAATATTTATATTCTTCTTTTGGAACAAATCTTAAAGTTATTAGTTTACCTGTAATAGGTGAATAATAAAAATCATCTAATAGTTCTTTCTTAATCTTCATATAAGTAAATATATTTTTCTATAAAAAAAATAAAACCTCACGAGTTGTGAGGTCTAAAAAATAAAAAAATTGATGATTTTATATATTATTCTTGGATAACTGATAATGCAGCTGCTGAAGATACAGCTACTATATAATCTGGTTCTTTTGCAACCATTGTAACTGTATGACCTGGTGTATCACCTGAAGCTTTACCAGAACCACCTGTTGTAGCAGTTACTTCTACTCCTCTTGTTTTACCAACTAAGAAGTAATTTCCTTGAACATCTTTGAACATAACTCTCCATCTACCTTTTCCTAAGATTGCTAATTGATTTTGAATAGCTTGAGTGATTGTATTAAATCTAACCTCAAGAGTTTGTGTAACATTAAAGTTACCACCAGCACCAGCTCCAGCTTCTACAACTGAACCTTCTTCTATTCTTTGTTCAACTCCGAAGAAAGATACAGTTGCTCCTGAAAAGGAAGTAATTGATCCATCTGCAGTAGCTCCCATTATTAAAGCAGAATCGTTAAAAGTTCCAACATAAAATTTCTGAATACCACCCATTGTTCTACAAGGTGTAGTATATATTGAAAATGGACTACAAGACATATTGTTTATTATTATTTTTATTGTTAAAGGAAAGGATTATTTTAATCCTTTCCTTATAACTATTCTTTTCTATTAAGCTATTGTACAAACTACTGCTTGGCTAGGGAATCCTATACCAGCTCCTAATTTAACAGCATATCTTAATAGATATTTACCTAAAGTGTTTTCATATCCACCTTTAAATTGTCCTTCAGCGTTTAAGTCTGTTGCCCAAAATAATAAAGATGATCTATGTAATATTGCTTTATTAGAACCAGCTAATCCAGCAGTTGCTACAATAGTAACATTTGGTTTACCCCATACAGGTGCAATACCATTTACTAAGATAGTTGTGTCCCAGTTAATTCCAACTAAATTTCTGATTGACATTGAATAAGCGTCAAAAGCAGTTCTTGAAACGAATAACACTAAGTCATCAGCGTCTAAAACGTCAGCTGGTAAAGCTTGAATCATTTTATCTACTGTGTTGATAGCTCCGTTTGTTAAAGCTGTTGATATACTCCAAGGTGTTGCAGTTACATCACCCGCAGTTAAACCAACTCCACCACCTGCAGTTGCTCCGTAGATAA